ATGATGTTAGACATATTTGTATTTCCAAAAATAAAATAAATGGTTATCATGGCATGATCAATGTACAGATAGATATACATAGAGGGATTTATTGCACATGAAAAAAGTTTTAACGTTGGATGTAGAAACAACACATATGGAGAAAAAAAATGGTGGATATACTCCTTTACCTTACTTCGGTAATCGTCTTGTTAGTGTGGGCTATAAGTATATGGATAGCCCTACCAATTACTTATGTTTTTATCACGCTGATCGTGAACCAGATCAGAAGGGTAACGAAATATTACAGGATGCCTTAAATAATGCGAAAGTTCTTGTTGGTCACAATATTAAGTTTGACATTTGTTGGCTCAGAGAATGTGGTTTTGTCTATGATGGCAACCTGTACGACACTATGGTTGCTGAGTATATTCTTGCACGATCTAGGAGATGGGGATTGAGTCTCGATGCTTTGTCTGAGAAGTACGATGTTACAAGAAAACGAAAAGATTTAACACAAGATTACCTAAAGAACGGAAAAACTTTTTATGATATACCCTATGAAATAGTTGAAGAGTATGGTATAGCTGATGTAAAAGCAACAGAAGAAGTTGCTATAAAACAACTTATTGCCTTTGGCACAACTTTTGAGGAACTGTATGATACCAACGTTAAAGCTCTCGCTTGAAATGACAAATGTTTTATCTAGGATAGAACAGAACGGAATAAAAGTTAATTTAAATACTCTGGCCGCAATACGACAGGAGTATGAAACAGAATTGTTAGAGTTGGACACCAAGTTGCAGAGGATGGCACAAAATGCTATGGGTGACACACCTGTAAATTTAGCATCACCAGACGATAGAAGTATTCTTTTATATTCTAGAAAAGTAAAGGACAAAAGTATTTGGTCTATTGTTTTTAATTTAGGTCACGAAGTTAGGGGTGCAACAAGCAGACCAAAATTTAAAACTAAAATGAAACGAGAAGAGTTTATAAGAAATGTTCGCAGTATGACAGATGTTGTCTATAAGACAGTTGGATCTCACTGTGAGTCTTGCAATGGACAAGGTAGAGTATCGTTTATACTGAAGAGTGGCAAAAAAAGTAAAGCCATGAGGATATGCAAGTTATGCAAAGGCAAAGGTATTTTGTATGAGAAAACTAAAGAAGTTGCAGGATTTAAGTTAGTACCTAGAAGCCCTGTTGACATAGCATCTGCAGGATTTAAAACAGATAAAGTTACATTGTCTAATCGTTTAGGAGAATTAGACGGAGATGCATACGAGTTCATAAAAGCATACACACGATACAACGCTTTGAAAACTTACATAAATACTTTTGTTGAGGGCATGGAAAACAATGTAGATTCAAATGGCTACATACATCCAGAGTTTATGCAATGTGTAACTGCTACAGGTAGACTATCTTCAAGAAACCCTAACTTTCAAAATATGCCTAGAGGTAATACATTTGCTATAAGAAAAGTTGTAGAGAGCAGATTTGATGGTGGTTATATATTAGAAGGTGATTATTCACAGTTAGAATTTAGAGTTGCTGGATTTTTAGCTAAAGATAAAGCAGTGTACAGAGATGTTAAGGAAGGTACAGACGTACACTCGTTCACTGCATCTATTATTGGTTGCGATAGGCAGACTGCAAAAGCACATACTTTCAAACCTTTATATGGTGGAGTTAGTGGAACGTCTGAACAACAAAAATATTATAGAACATTTAAATCAAAGTATTCTAATGTTACATCATGGCAAGAAGACTTACAAAAACAGGCAGTTGAAAATAAATTTATTAAGTTGCCATCAGGTAGAGAGTATGCTTTTCCTGACGCTCAATGGACACGTTGGGGTACTGCTACAAATGCAACTGCTATTTGTAATTATCCTGTTCAAGGATTTGCTACTGCTGATTTGTTACCTATGGCTTTAGTTTTGTTAGATTACAATATACGAGGACATAATTTAAAGTCTGTCATTTGTAACACAGTGCATGATTCTATTGTTATCGATGTTCATCCAGACGAATATAAGGATTGCATAACATTATTAAAATTTTCTATGCAGCATATTAAAAGTGAAGCTAAACGTAGGTATGACATAGAATATGACATGCCTGTTGACATTGAATTAAAAATAGGTAAAAATTGGCTTGACTTAAATTTGGTTGAGATATAGTATAAATTATCAATTTCATAAAGGAGAAATTTAATGAATGGAATATTAACTATAAATAACGAAATGGAAAACCTAGTAGATGCCTTTGGTCAAGATGACGAAGCGACCCTGATGAAGTTGTCAGGGCAAACGTCTGAAAGTGTAAATACAGGTTTACCTCGTCTTAATATAAATTATGACACTGAAACTGAAGATGGTGTCACTCTACCTAGAGGTCAGTGGAGAATGTATTATGATGGGCAGAACATATTTGCACCAGAGGTACAAATAAGACCCATACTTCGTACTTATGAATGGAGTGTTTGGGATCAAGAGTCTGGAACATTTTCTGCTAAGTCTGTGCAGAAGCCTAGCATATCAGGTGATTTTCCTGATAACACAGGTGGTAATAAATGTGGTAGACTATCTAAAGAGGAAGAGGAGAAACTTGCACAAGATGATCCTGTTCTTCTTAATTCAAGAGCCGTTGCCTGTAATCAAGTTATATACGGTACAATAACAGGCGAGTTTAAAGCTGCAGATGGTACGAAGGTAACTGTTGCCGACCATCCTTTTGTATCGTATTTTAAAAAATCTGGTTTTAGACCAATAAGAGAGTTTATTGATGGTCTAACTAAGCAGAAGAAGATTATGCAGAAATGCAGGGTTAATCTGAAAACTGCAAGAAAAAAGAATGGGGGTGTCACTTATTGGATTCCTGTTCCTACTCTACATGATACAGTAGAGATTACTGACTCAGACAAAGAGTTAATGTCTATGTTTGCTCAGTCTGTAAAATCCCATAATGAAAACATTATGGCACAATACCGTGAAAATTCTAAGTTGGTTGAATCACAGGATGACTCTGATTTAGCATCCGATTTCAATGCTAACGCAGCTTAAAATACAGGATTTTCTATCTAGGGCTATTAAGGGGGAAGTAACACTCCCTCTTAGTTCCATCAACAATTTTGGGGAATCTTGTAAGGATGCCCTATCTAAACAATTCGTTTCAGAACCTAGAAAATTTAGAATTAGAATGTCTCAATTGGGCAAACCTATTTGCCAACAGTTGTTGGAAAAACAAGGTTACGAAGAAGACAAAGATTACAATGCTATATTTAGATTTCTATACGGAGATATAACCGAAAGCATAATAATGTTTATCCTCGAAGAAGCAGGGATAAAGGTTGTAAAAAGTCAAGAAGAAGTATCTTTAACAATTGGAGATATGGTTGTCAAAGGCACACTTGATGTTATTATAGAAGATGAATTAGGCGATAAAAAAGTTTGGGATATAAAATCAGCAAGTGAATGGGCTTTTACATATAAGTATACAGGCATAGGGGGATATGACAGGATAAAAGAGGATGATCCTTTTGGTTACATAATGCAAGGACATCTGTATGCAGAAGCTAAGAACATGCCATTTGGTGGTTGGATAGTAGTAAACAAATCGAGTGGTGAAATAGCAGTTGTAGAAGCACCAGAGTGGCAAGAGCAAGATAGAAAAGATTGTTTAAAAAAGGCCGCAGAAAACATAAAAATATTAACAGATCCTAAAACAAAATTTAAAGTTCCATTTAAAGATGAATGGGAAACATATAAAGTTAATGGTGAATTAATAAAAACAGGAAATAAGATTGTGCCAAAGCCATGTTCTATGTGTGGCTTTAAGTATCACTGTTGGTCAAAAGCAGTTTTACATCCAAAAATTACATCCAAAGCTAAAAATCCACCTCAAGTTTGGTATTCAAAACTTAATAAAAAAGAAATATAATGCCATTACTGAATACTAAATTGTACGATAGTGGTCTTATTGAAATGAATGAAGATCTTATGTGTGTTTTTGTTGAAGCACATAATCGAGCAGGTGGTGGTAGAGATACTGTATATTTAAGGCAACACGACAGGGGTGTGCCGTTAACTATGAGAAATGATTTTTCTGATAGTGGATATTTAGATTATTCTACACAAGTTAGAGATCTTAAAATATTACGTGAAGATTTTGATTATTTAAGTTCTTTATTAAGAAGAGGTAATTTAATTTTACTTCCATTATATCCTTTACTAGAAGAACATATTATGTTAGAAAAAAAATCTCCTGTTGTTACAGAATATATACAGGAAAGAATAGATACTCTATTTACAATTTTTCCCATAACTCCAATAGCGAGATTACATTGAAAGTACAAGATAGATACGCAGGGTACAGATCCTTATTTGAATTAAATGTAGCTAAAAATTTAATTGAAAATAAAATAAAATTTGAATATGAAACTCAAAAAATAAACTACATACCTAAAACAAAAGTATATACACCTGATTTTTATTTCCCTCTTACAAATATATACGTAGAAGCAAAAGGATATTTTGATATGGATGATAGAGTGAAAATGCTTTTGGTTAAAAAGCAACATCCAGATCTTGATATTAGATTTGTTTTTTTAAAACCTTATAATAAAATTAGATCAAACAGTAAAACAACTTACGTTGATTGGTGCAACAAATATAATTTTAAATGGGCTGATAAAGTTATACCTATGGAGTGGTTTAAAAATGTCTAAAAAACAATACCCTTTACTTGAACATGGCAAATACTATATTATTTTATCTCCTGTTGAAAAAAACTACTCTGAGTTTACTTTAGCTGCATATGATACAACAGGCATGAGTATAGATAATATAGATGAACTTCCTGCAGTGGCTATTGTGCATGAAGGTATAGCTGCCATAGTCGATAGCGATATAGGTCTTTTATATCAAAAAGGTTTGGCCGCATTGGAACGAAAAAGAAAAATAAAATTTGAAGACAACGTTATAAACGTAAATTTTGGAGATAAAAAATGAAAAAAGATATGGTCAATCAGCCCCCACATTATAATCAAGATAAAATAGAATGTATTGATGCTATTGAATCAGCAACAAATAGTGGTTTTGAATATTATTTACAAGGAGTTATAATTAAATATCTTTGGAGATATAGATACAAAGGTAAGCCTGTAGAAGATTTACGTAAAGCTGAATGGTACTTACAAAAATTAATAGAAAGAAAAATGGAACAAGAACTGAAAGGAAATAATTAAACATGAAAAATCTACCTACACCATACCAAGACTTCATACATAAATCACGCTATGCTCGTTGGAATGAAGAAGAGAAAAGACGAGAAGATTGGAATGAAACTGTTAGTAGATATGTTGCATATATAGATGATCATCTTAAAAGTAAATTTAAGTTTATACCATCATCTGTGGCTACAATTGCAATAATAGCTATAATAACTTTAGTATTGATTACTATTGGTCGTAGAATGTTAGTCAACTTTAGCAGAACAAATTTGAATTGGCAAAAATTTAATTATGACGGATATAAAGGTACTGGTGAAGGGGTAAAAGATAAACATCAAGAAGAAAATAAACAAAGCTTATTTAATAATATATGTAATACTATATCTGATAAAACATCATCAACAATTAATTCTTTAAGAGAGGCAGGTAATCGTGCTGAAGCAAAAATAAACACAAATCTTTATAAAAACGATGAGGAACCCTTTCGTAATATTGTAA